CATCAGTTTGAACACGATTTTGGTGCTAAGACTACCACGCTCATGAGAAGAAACCGTTACTCGCGTACCGGTTATCTCCTGAATGGTGACACCAAGGTCAAGAAACGTTCTGCAAACTTGTTCTTGTCGGCAACTGGCCATGCGCATCATACTCCGGCTACAAACACCACTACTAACATGTGGGATATTGCTGATGGTAATGCGTCTGACAGAGCAGCTGACAGTGCAGCAAATCCAACACGAGCTATTCCGGGTGAATTGGTAATGAAGGCTGACTTTGTGACTCTCGCTGTTACTAGCGGTGGTGACTTCTTCGATTACAAAGCAATTACCGGTATGTAATCTAGAGCGTTTGTTTTTAGAGGGTGGAGGGGCTTGCCCCTCCCCCTCCCTTTTTCTACATCCCCCAGTACGGAGAAGTAAAATGACAGACGCATGGGAAGTCGTCAATAACATAGTACAAATGGTCGTGCTGCCACTAATGGGATGGGTATTGTTCACTATTGTTAATCATGGAAAACAAATTATCATATTGGAGGAAAAAGTGAACGATTCCTTGAATAGAAGAATGACCTCGATAGAGGATAAAGTAACAAGCATGGAAGTTAAATTAGAATCTAAGATCGACTCACTAGAAGAAAGCGTGGTTGATTGCAAGCTGGGAATCAACGATAAACTTAATGAAAAATTTGATACACTTATCAGTAGATTGGAGAAAAGGTAATGCGAAATCCTGAAGATAGACGTTATGGCGGTTTAGCATCTACTATAATAAAAAAGATTCTATCAGATTTCGGAATTACGCAAGAACAGGTTGACAAAATCAAGGCTGTTATAGATAATGTTGATATACAACAGGACGAAGAGACAACTACAATACGAATAACGACGAAAGACATAACCATTGTTATAAATAAATAATTGATTTGACCTCAGAGGAAATATAGGAAAAACATGTCCATAAAGTCTTTAATGAGCTACACCTTTGTTTCAAAATACGCCAGATGGATACCAGAGAAAAAGAGAAGGGAGACATGGAGCGAGGCGGTAGACAGAGTTAAAAAGATGATGTTGGACAAGTATGTCACTGACGATAGCTCAGAAGATATCAAGGCAGAAATAGAATGGTCCTATGAACAAATGCTAAAAAAGCGTGTTCTAGGAAGTCAGAGAGCGCTCCAATTTGGGGGCGCTCCTATCTTTAAACATAACGCCCGAATCTATAATTGTATTACGTCATTCTGTGACAGGCTTAGGTTTTTTCAAGAGTGTATGTATCTACTTCTATGTGGGTGTGGGACCGGATTCTCTGTTCAAAAACATCATATAGCAAAACTACCTAGACTACTAAGGGGAAAAACCGGTTCAAAGAAATTCGTAGTCCCCGATTCTATAGAGGGCTGGTCAGATGCTGTTGGAGTTTTAGTTTCTAGCTATTTCGATCAAGATGATCTATTCCCCGAATATAGTGGGAAAAATATTAACTTCGATTATTCTGAAATTCGTCCCGCTGGAGCGCTTCTTAAATCGAGCGGCGGCAAAGCTCCCGGACCAGATCCGCTAAAAAACGCCCTATCAAACATTAAAAAGATTCTCGATAAAGCATTAAAAAATGCCGACTTCGCATCCAAAGAGCTTCGTGGACTGACACCGATTGAGGCGTATGATGTTATTATGCATAGTGCAGATGCTGTTATCAGCGGTGGAGTGAGAAGAAGTGCTACCATATGTGTTTTTAGTCCCGATGATGAGGATATGGCCAAAGCTAAGACTGGAAATTGGTTCATTGAGAATCCACAACGAGGAAGATCAAACAATTCAGCGCTCTTATTGAGAAGTGAAACAACCAAAGAACAGTTTGCAGAACTTATGAATTCAGTTAAGGATTTTGGAGAACCCGGATTTGTGTGGGCAGACTCAACAGAGCTTTTAGTTAATCCATGCGTAGAAATTGGCATGTGGCCAGTAGATGAGACCACTGGTAAAAGTGGATGGCAGGCGTGCAATCTAAGTACTATAAATTGCGCAAAGATAAAAACAGAAGAAGACTTTTATGACGCATGTAGGGCGGCTTCAGTTATTGGGACTCTTCAGGCTGGTTTTAACAGTTTTGAGTATCTAGGAGAAGCTTCGGAGAATATTATCAAACGGGAGTCTCTTCTTGGCGTGTCTATGACTGGTATCATGGAACAGCATGACATTTGTCTAGACCCAGAAGTTCAAAAATATGGGGCTGACGTGGTTAAAAAAACCAATAAAGAATTAGCAAAGATGATAGGAGTCAACCAAGCGGCTAGAACAACATGTATTAAACCAGAGGGAACTTCTAGTTGCATACTTGGCACATCCAGTGGTATACATCCTCATCATGCTAAAAGATATATAAGAAGAGTTCAGGCGAACAAACTTGAACCTATATATAACTATTTTAAAGAGAAAAATCCGCGAGCATGTGAAGAGTCGGTTTGGTCTAATAATGACAGTGACGACGTGGTAGCATTCTGTGTAGAGGTTCCCGCCGGTTCTAAAACTAAAAATAAAGTGGACGCTCTTGAACTTTTGGAATATGTTAAAAGCACACAGAAGAGTTGGGTCATTCCCGGCACCAATAAAAACCTATGTACTCAGCCATGGCTGGTTCACAATGTGTCAAATACAATTAATGTAAAAGAAAATGAGTGGGATGAGGTAGAGTCCTATATTTATAAAAATAGAAAGTTTTTCTGTGGTATTTCCTTACTACCTATTACGGGGGATAAGGACTATCCACAGGCTCCATTTACAACAATTCACCTTCCTAGCGAACAGGTTTCTTATTATGGAGATGCTTCACTATTTGTAAGCGGATTAATAGAGGTGGCATTAAACCTATGGGAAGACAATCTTTGGTCGGCTTGTGATTCCCTTCTCGGTATTGGAGAAAAGATAAAGGGAAACGGTAAAAAAGAATGGGCTGATAGGTGTAAAAAGTTTGCAGATAGATATTTTGAGGGTGATTTGAGGAGGTTAACCTACTGTATGAAGGATGTGTATAACTGGAAGGAGTGGGTAGATTTAAATAGGGAATATGTTGCCGTTGATTATACTAATGTTATAGAAGAGCAAAATAATGTAAAGCCGGAGCAGGAATGGGCCTGTAGTGGCGGAGTTTGTGAAGTGGTATAAGAAAAAGGAGCAGGAACTATGACAGTAAGAATACCCCATGACCAACAATCGCGTAACGATATGCTTATGAAGCATCACGAAAAAGCTTACAAGAATACACACCAACCTCTTTCAATAAGATGTAAAAGATTATCAGAAAATGCCACCATTCCCACTAGAGCATATGAACATGACGCGGGGTGGGACTTATACGCCTCAGAGAAGACCTATATTACGCCACTCCACAGAAGGGGAGTAAAAACTTCCATATCGATGGCGATTCCAGAGGGGTATGTTGGACTAATATGGCCCCGGTCGGGACTGGCAGTTAAGGGCGGTGTAGATGTTTTTGCTGGAGTTATAGACTCTGGATACCGAGGGGAGATCAGGGTGTGTCTCTACAACTCGTCGGAAATTCAACTCGAAATAAACGGAGGGGATCGTATAGCCCAAATACTTTTTCAAGAAATACCGCAAACCACCATAGTCGAAGTGGACGATCTAGATGATTCCCAAAGGGGTCACGGTGGTTTTGGTAGCAGTGGAGCATAACAATGGCATACCCCGAAGGTGCTGACGCATATCCATTCCGAAATGAATCTTTTTCAGGCGAGACAAGTCCGTTTGTTAATGGGCGTATGTTTTATGCTTGTATGGGGGTTTTTATTAATAAAGAGTCGCCTCCACGATGGGGTAGAACAACTCAAACTGGAAATACTGTTCCATGGGATGGAGTTTTTCTGACTGGTGTTCAGAGTGTGGGTATAAATTCAGACTTTCCATCTTCTGCCCTTATGGATGTGGGTCGTGTAGCAAGAAAATACCACCACTTTGGTCCACAGGAGTTCGAGATTACCATAGAGAGAACGATGAGTAGAGATGAACCCTTTTTCTTATCTGCCGATGTTTCTAGCTATACAGAAAATACGAACGGTGTAAGAGAATGTCACATACTGCATGAAAACAATTTGGGGTGTCAGGGGTATCTTAATCCGAATGCAAAATGTTTAAGAAACTATGATATAACGATACTATATGCTAGAGACGATCAAGACGCTCTTGGTCGTACAGAAATTGTTGCACCATCAGACCCCGATGACGATCCTTATTATGTACCAACTCCTCCCAAGGGTAGAGCGTTTCAAATAACGTACAGAAACTGTTTACTTACATCTGTGAGTTACAATATGGGTATTACGGGAGCTATGACAGAAAGTATAACATTCATATCGCGTAACGCCACGATGGATGAAAACGGAGATGATTTGGAGCTATATACAATTCCAGTTAATCCCCATCCGCCCGCTGGGCCTTTCCAAACTACAACACATCTTAAACGAAATGACTTAGATTTTCTACGAGAGGGTACTGACTGGCCCGCAGCGCCCGGCAGTACTCACGGACGAAGATATTCTATGCTTCCCGAAGAGGTGGAGGTTATGTTTGAGGCAAAAGATAGCTCTGGAAACAGTGAGGACGGTGAAGGTGGCTTTGCAATGAGAATTTTGGGAATAAATTCCATCAATATAGAAATAGGTATTGATTATTCCAACATACTAGACACTGGTAAGCGAACCCCATCGGAGGCCGCAGAGGGTGGAGGGATGATGGTTGATCAAGGATTGGAGAACATATGGAGATATGTCGTTTTACCGGTTCAAGTATCGTGCTCATTTACCGGGACACTAAGACAGCCATTACCGAAAGACGATGATCTGTTTAAAGGAGGGAACAGTATACCGTATCTCCCCAATATCGACACGCAGTGGACTAAGAAGAGAGGGGCATTGGGTTGGGGAGGCGGTGGCGGTGGGGCACAAAACCTTGTGGATAGACAAATAAAAATAGTAGCCGCCCCTTTGGTCCCCGCCGGAGAAACTCAATATTACCACGTATGGGATCTTGGACAACAAAATTATTTGACCAACATTAGCTATGATGGAGCTGGAACGGATGGAGGTAATTTAGAAGCAACCATGTCTTATCAAAACGACAACAGCGATGCATTACTAATTAGGGATTCTCAAGTTCATGATATGCCTATTGCTGACAGTGACGGCGAAATAATATTTTAAGTATATAGTTCTACATCAGGAGTACTCAATTGCCTAAGCGTAGAAATCAGAAACATAGACCATCACAACAACGTCCCCGGAGAAAACAGCTAAAACCTAAAACAGATAATCAAGCAGACTACATTAGATGTATGTCAGAGAGTGACGTAACTTTTTGTTCTGGTCCAGCTGGTTCCGGCAAAACAGCAGTAGCAGTTGGTCTAGGCTGTGAATACTTTTTAACAGATCAAGTAGAAAAAATTATAATAACTAGACCAGTAGTTGAAGCCGGTAGAGGTCTTGGATTCCTACCGGGAGGTCTTACCGAAAAGATACAACCGTATTTGGTCCCCGTTGTAGAGGAAATCAAGTTGTATTTAGGAATTGAAACATACAATTCTGTAAGATCAACAAACAAAATCGAAATGTGCCCACTAGAATATATGCGTGGAAGAAATTTTCACAATTGTTTTATGATACTTGACGAAGCGCAAAACGCAACCTATGAACAAATTAAAATGTTCATAACAAGAATAGGTATGGGTTCAAAAGCTGTAATCAACGGAGACGTTACTCAAACCGACCTAGATCACCGTTGTGATGGAGGACTGGATACATGTATGGATAAGCTTAATGACGTTGAGGGAGTATCTATTTGTCATCTAACCTCCGAAGATATTGTCAGAAACGGAATTATATCAAAAATACTGTCTAAAATGTGAGCAATTCTGTTGACGAATAGTGAATAATGATATACAATAGAAGGAGTGACAAATGCCCATATACGATTTTGAATGTCAAGATTGTGCCTACTATACGGAAATTACCCAAAAAATGGAGGCACCGTCTAAACACGAGTGTCCACACTGCGGAAAACAAACCCTTGTCAAGGTTTTAATTAATCCTCCTGTTATGTTTGTCAGGGGGGCTCCAACGACGATAGGACAGATGGCCGATAGAAATACAGAAAAAATGGGAAAATACGAACTACAAGATAAGACGCGGGAACATGGCGCTAAGACGAGTGGAGAAGCTAAAGAAAGACGAGAGTTACAAAAAAAAATAAACTCTATGACTCCCCAGCAGAAGGTTAAGTGGATACATAGCGGAGACTGATAAATGATACACGAAGAAAATGACAAGGGATTCAGAAGAGATCATCCCCACCACGCCACCATTACTATGAAAATTGATGTGCGAAAAATGAACAAGGATGGAACTCTAGATGCTATGGTTATGGGTGACGGTCTTCTGGTAAAATATGGAATAAGCACTAAGGCTCAGTTATATTTAAGCGGCCCCACCGAGGCTCACTGTGTAAAAATGGTAAAAGAAAGATTGGAGAGATTAAATGGCTAGATGGGAAAATGAAGATATATCCGATCTCAACATACCAGACGCGCCTTCCATAAAAGAGATTTTTATAGACACGAATGGAAAAGAGTCTTCTGAAGAAAAGGGTGTAGCAAAATCTGTTAAATCTTCTGATGGATCTTCACAGTATTACATTAAGTACGGAAGGAGTGAACTTTTAGATCCACATCAGGCGGATTCGTCATACGCCTCCGCAAGAAGGCACGCACATATGTATAAGTTTAAGAAGGTGTCTGAAAAAACTTTCGAGGCATATAAAAAATACCTCGCAAGCAAAAACAGAATATATTTTACTAGAGCTAGACGGTTTTTAATGGAGAACTGAAATGAAAAAGGGTCCGCTTTCCAACAAAGAAAAGCAGTTTATTGATTCTAACAAGTCGATGAGCGTGGAAAAGGTTGCAGACAAACTAAAACGCTCAGTTGAAGTGGTTTCAAGATATATTGGTATTAGAGATGAAGAAGAGACAAGTCCTACACACAATCTTTTTGCAAGAAAGCCTGATCGTGGAGTAACTGTTATGACCGAGGCTGCGTCTATGACATCTGATGAAAATAGATCCAAAAGAGAAGCCACTTCGCCAAAAAGATATCAGGGTGCCATTCATAAAATTAAGAAAGATTAGTGAATGCTCTGTACACATCTTGATAACTATATGAAGAATCTTTGCCACAATGAGCTAATGATTAGCTGGCAAATAACACTTACCGATAACACAACGGTGTATGGTGATTACGATAGAGAAGGATTTGACAACCCTTGGATTAGACTTGAAGAGTATTGCCGAGAACACAATGTGTTGCCATCAAAAGTTCAGCTATATATGTTTGGCGCTGAACAAAAGATTTTTTTCGAGGATGAAAATGGACTTGATGGAATTTCTGTAGTACGAGGTGTTGCTCAAGATCAGGCTATGGATGGCTCTTATTGTATGTCTTACCAAACGTTGACCGTCTGTCTTCTCAGGGAAGATTGTTCAAAAATAGATGTTTCCAAATACATTTGGCCACATAACGAATTGGAAAAACTTTCCTCTACTAGAGAGATTACACCAGACAATTTGAAAAGAATGATTTTTAGAAATGGATCAAAAAAAAGAGCCCACCCGCACGTTCAAAAGCATCTCCACCGGCCAAGACTGTAATGCGGCCCAATACGCAGCAGAAACTGTATGTATGCGAAAAAGAGAGAGAGAAAACAAGGGAAGCTTAGAGTATAAATTCTGGAACAAGTCTCATCAAGATGAATACCAAGTACAAGTAAGAGTTGCTTGGAAATTGATAAAAAAATTTGGAGAAGAGGCGCTTATATATTATATCAATAGCCCCGGCGCGAAAAAAGTATACTCGCTGGGGTTTTTACATAAATCTGGGAAATTTGTTTTACCTCTTCGATTTGTTGAAAAGGGTGTGGCAACTGCCTTAGAGCAGGTAAAAAAAGACAAATCCAAAAAGAAGGAGGTGTTAAAGGTTCCAGAAAATTCAGAATATAGAACCAGACAGCACCAAAAAAAGAATACATTATTTTCAAAAATTAGGAACATAGAGAATGCCAAAAACAAAAGAGAAGAAACCTGAATACTTAGCGAAAATTATAAAGGAATACGGCAACATAATCTCTACTGGTCTTGAGGTGCTTGAGGAAAAGAAAGGCTACAAGGTTATATCTGTTAGTCCCGCTATTGATATTGCTCTTGGGGGTGGAATCAAGGAGGGGTCGTGGGTAACACTAACAGGTGATCCAAAAAGCGGTAAAACAACAACCGCTATGCAGATAGCGGCAAACTGCCAAAAAGAAGGTCGTCCAATTATATACCTAGATGCGGAAGGGCGATTAAAAGATATGAACTTCGAGGTTAAAGATTTAGACCCCTCCGGAATGAAGGTTATACATCCCGACGACAAACCTCTTCCGGCGGAGGACTTCTTAAAAACCGCGCATAAGTTGATGAGTGATCCCGAATTTTATGGGGCTGTTCTTATCATCGATTCTATATCGTCTCTCATACCAGAAAAAGAGTTAGATGGAGACTTTACTCCGGGACGAGCTGGGCTCCCTAAGATTCTGTCTATATTTACAAAAAAGATGGGACAACTTCTTCCGCGTCAGCGCGGTTTAGTTATTGCGATTACTCATTATATTGCCAATACTGCGGGATTCGGAAAGGCTAAGATGCCCGATGGCGGCAATAAGATTCAGTATCAGGCAGATACCAGAATGGAAATTGCTAGTGGTGGAGAAAAAATTTCTGCCGTGAAACCGTGGGTTGATAGTAGTGATCAAAGAATTGGCCAAATTGTAAACTGGAAAATAATATGTTCCAGTATGGGGGCTCCCGGTGGTCAAGTACAGAGCTATCTTAGGTACGGTCATGGGATAGACAAGACTCAAGAAATACTAATGCTCGCTTGTGATTTGGGGTTAATAGAGAAGGCTGGAGCTTGGTTTAGCTGTACCTTTATGAGTGACTGTAAAGATCTGGCAAAAGAAATAAATTCCGACCTAAATACAGACAGCGAGGAAGCTTTGGAAAAAGCTTTTAAATTCCAAGGACAAGATAAGCTATATCTATTCTTGTCAGAAAACCCAAAACTAATAGAGTTTCTTGAATCTTCAATCAAAGGTATGCTTTCCTAGATGACGAAAAAGAAAAAGTACGAAGCTCCCAAGACAAGTAAAGAAGAGATTGCTGCATTTCGGGAGCATAGCAAACTGATAGACAAAAAGATTAAGGAAATCTCTGAAATGTACAAAAAGTGGTGGGACAAGGATAAAAAAACATGGAAAAAGGGGTTCAAAAAAGACGATGGGTAAGAGAGAGCAGTTGGCTGACAGGCGCTCTGACGATCTTCTGTTTGCCGATAGTTATAATGATACTATTGCTGGGATGGCTATTGGATTCGATGGCGAGAATATTGTATACGATGTGGAGAAAATGATACGAATGGAGAAATGTAATGGTTGATATCATCAAAACAGTTGGAATAATAGGCCAAGGATTTGTTGGCAAAGCTTTAAAGGAAGTTTTTTCTCGCTATTACACAGTCAATACATATGACAAATTTGTAAATGAATTATCTACCCATAATTCGTTAGAGGATCTTTGTAATTCTTGTGATGTTATATTTGTTTGTGTCCCAACACCAATGAATGGAGACGGATCATGTAACATATCCATAGTGGAAGAAGTTTGCTCTCAGTGTGCGAATGTTGGAGACGATCATATAATAGTAATTAAGTCCACTATTCCTCCGGGAACAACGAAAGGGTTTAATGCAAAATTCAATACAAAGCAAATAGTATTTAATCCAGAGTTTTTAACTGAGAGATTCGCTAGTAAAGATTTTGAAAACACAAATCGGGTAATGTTGGGAGGAAATATAGAAGCGGCTACGGTGCTCAAACAATTCTATTCACGAATATTTCCAAATGTTACTGTGATAAAAACAGAATCGTGTGTTGCGGAATATGTTAAATATCTTTCAAATTGCTTCTTAGCTGTGAAGGTAGCTCTAGCTAATGAGTTTGCCATTATGTGTGAGTCCTCTGGAGTTGATTATGATAAGGTTTGTGAATATGCTACCTTTGACCCCAGACTGGGAAATACCCATTGGGTAGTGCCGGGTCCGGATGGTAAAAGGGGGTTTGGTGGTAGCTGTTTTCCTAAAGATATAAATTCTATGATAGACTTTGCTACCAAGATGGGCGTTCCGTGTTATACTATGCTTGGAGCTTGGACGACCAATCTAACGGTAAGACCGGAAAAGGATTGGGAACAATTAAAAGGGAGAGCGGTTGTAGAGTAAAAATATTTTATATTTGGAGAATGGAAATAATGGAAATACTTGGTCTTGACGGCAGACATTACAATTGGAATGCGGCAGCATGCCAAACGGATACCGAAAATAGGTCATCTTTACATTTAAAAGCAAAAGATTTACTTGACAATCTGTTTCCATATGATAGAATACTAGAGGAAGTATCGCTTCCCGGCAGCAAGACAGAACGTCGCGGACGTGTTTTAAGAGCCGATCTATTCGTACCAAATCGAAGACTAATTGTAGAGGTTCACGGAGCACAGCACCACAAATTTAATAAATTTTTTCACAAAAACAAACTCGCATTTTACAAAGCAAAAGCTAGAGATTCCGACAAAAAAGAGTGGTGTGATATAAACGATATTAGGTTGATAGAATTCAATTATGACGAGGAAGTAGATGACTGGCGAAGAAAAGTTGAATGAATTCTTAGAGGCGATAGACGAATGGATATCCTGTAAGAATATTATGAGCCCGAAGGGGCCAAGAAAGAATCTTGACGGTGAATACAAAGGGAACATTTCTAAGATCTTGGAATTCACTTCTGATACCCTAAAAAGACTAACCGCTGAAGAGTGTTTAGCTTATGCTTACGAGCTTCATAACTACGGAGAATACCTAGAGTCTGTTAGAGCAAAAGAAAAAATTGTTTTGGAGTGGGCGGATGGTAGCATTTGGTATATAATATCTACAGTGATGCACAACTACGGAGGACAGTACGCAAAATGGCAAGAAAAATATTACGGAGCTATTAAAGAAAATCCATTAGCCTCCGAGATACTAAAAGTTAAAAATCACGCAGAGGCCAGAGTCTCACTCTTGGATGGTAAAGCTGCAAGAGTTCAAAAAATGGCCGATATATTAAACAGCTTATCCAGAAGGAGATAGTATGAACGAAGACTTAGTTAAGAAAATACTGGACTCTCTAACACCAGAACAAAGAGACGAATTAGTGCATAAAGTGCTTAATTCAAATGCCAAGGCTGATGAGCCCCCTCAAAAAAAAGAGAGACAGTTTACAGATGACCCAGATTTTATCTCACCTATAATCCAAGATGGAGCTATAGAGACTAGAAAAGGGGGAACACCGGTTAACGAGGTCAAGAACAGATCTAACTCTTTTACTGACAATGGTGAAGAGGCTAAGGATATTACCACTCCAGATTTTAAACCTACTGAAAGAAAACGAAATCCCTATAAGCCCATCCAGCAGAAATGCGAGAGATGTGATAAGGTTATAGAAGTTAATCCAGTACATAAAAGAGAATTCTTTGTTTGCGACAGATGTCTAGTAAAATAAAAACAAAATCGCTGGAAGACCTAGCTGCGGAACGTGCTGTAATTTCAGCTCTGTGTCAGCACGGTCTAGACGTATATCTAGAAATAGACTTTATTCAGTCTGATCATTTTACAAATGAAATGAATCAGTTGATATTCAGCTGTGTACAAAAGTCTATATTTGATACATCTAAGGTAGAGCTATCTTCCATTCTATCTGCCGCTAACGATCTGGGTGTTTACGACCAGATCAACACTAGGGAAGAAATAGGATTCATAAGATCTCTATTTAATTTTCCAATTCTGAAAGATAACATAGGTGTTCATGCGTCTAAGCTAGCCAAACTCAAACTAGCCCGAGACCTTAAACTTACTCTGAAAGCTTGCGAAAAACATCTAAACTCTGTTACTGGCGATGAAGACATAATGGATGTTATCTCCAAGGTGGAAGATCCCATCCTTGAGGCGACTGGAGATATCTACAAGGGCTCTAGCAAAAGACCAGAACTCATTGGTGATGACTTAGATGACTATGTTCAATACCTGATAGAAAACCCCTGTGATTTTGCTGGAATTCCCACAGGATTCCCCAGATTCGATCAGGCGATTGGAGGAGGCTTGAGAAGAAAATGTGTGGATCTGGTGGCGGCGCGACCCAAAGTGGGTAAGTCTATGTTCGGAGACGCTGTAGCTATGCATGTTAGTGGAGAATTAGATATTCCCGTTCTAGTTTTAGATACTGAGATGTCTAAGAAAGACCACCATAATAGAATGTTGGCATGCCTGTCTGATGTTGAGATAAATAAGATTACCACGGGAAAATTCGCTGAAAGCGAGATTGAAAAAGAAAAGGTTCTTGCGGCAACAGAAAAGCTAAAAGAGATACCCTATCACTACATTAGTATTGCTGGCGAACCGTTTGAGAATATTCTTAGCCAGATGCGCAAATGGATATATCAGGAAGTGGGGTTTGACGACGATGGGCAGACGAAAGACTGTCTAATAGTGTACGATTATCTGAAGCTTATGGGGTCCGAAAGTATAAGCTCCGCTATGCAAGAATATCAAGTTCTCGGCTTTCAGATTACAAAGCTGCACAACTTTATGGTCAAATATGATGTTCCATGCATAGCTTTTGTACAGCTAAATCGTGACGGTATAACTAGAGAGTCTACGGACGTTGTATCTGGATCGGATAGGCTTATTTGGTTATGTACTAGCTTCTCTATCTTTAAGATGAAGTCCGATGAAGAAATTGCTGATGATGGAGCAGAGAATGGCAACAGAAAACTTGTTCCTGTGGTTGCTAGGCATGGAGAGGGTCTAGATGACGGAGATTATATAAGTATGAAAATGTTTGGCAAATATGGTAAAATTGATGAAGGTGTAACAAGAAACGAAATACATCAAGATATTAGGTCGAGAAACGAGGGATTTGAAGTAGATGAAAACATTGACGAAGAATCAGATATTTCAAATTTGTGAGAATCTGGTTGAGAGACTTCCGGAGCTACTTACGTCTCTTGAAATAGAATATGTTGAGCATCCCAATAGATACTCTTTTGCGTGCCCGGTTCATGGTGGCGACAATCCGGAGGGGTGTAGTATATTCACAGATGGTATGACCTCGAAGGGGAACTGGCAGTGTTGGACAAATCACTGCGAAGACGACTATACTAATAGTATTTTTGGATTTGTGAGAGGGGTTTTGTCTGAAAGAAGGGGGAGAAAAATACCTCTTAATGAAGCTGCCGGGTGGTGTTCAAACTTCTTCAATATGAGTATTGAAGACTTGGAACGAGCGGAGGGACGCCAAGAAAGACAGGTTAACATATTAGATGTTTTTAATAGATCTATAGAAAGAGAGATTCTTAATATTTCCAGAGAAGAAATAAGGTCTAGAATCAACATTCCCGCCGAATACTATGTTGATAGAGGATTTTGCCGAGAAACTCTAGATAAATTTGATGTGGGGTTTTGTTCTGAAAAAAATCGACCAATGTCGGGAAGAGTTGTTGTCCCCGTGTACGATGAAGACTATAATTATATGGGGTGTGTGGGGAGATCTATTAACGATCAAATGTCTCCAAAATGGATGCACAGCAAAGGATTTAAAAAATCACTACTCTATGGTCTAAATATTGCGACCAAATATATCAAGTTAACCAAAACCGTAATACTCGTTGAGGGACAAGGAGACGTGTGGCGAATGCACGAGGCTGGCCATAAAAACTGTGTTGGAATTTTTGGTTCAAGTATCAACGATGACCAACTATTACTATTAGAACAGAGCGGCGCTCTAAATGTTGTCATACTTACGGATTCCGATGAGGCTGGAAACAAGGCGTGTGATCAAATAATTAAAAAATGCGGAAGAAGGTTTAACTATTACAGACCAAACATCTCCACCAAGGACGTGGGAGATATGTCGGTAAAACAGATCAAAGAAGAATTACACCCCCAACTGAAAGGGTTATTTTATGAAGAGTAGAATTTTAGCATTTGCTGGCAGCAAACAGTCTGGAAAGAGTACATGTACCAATTTTCTTCATGGTTACCAACTCCGCGCCCATTTGGTTATCGACGACTTCGGACTCACAACAGACGGTAAACTTGTTGTTGATACAGATATAATCGGAGCTGATGGGGAAGCGTCGAAAAGTAGAGTGTTTTTAGATATACAAAGAACAGATTTAGAATTTGCTGAATGGGCAGCGTACAGTATGTGGCCATATATTAAAAGCTATTCGTTTGCAAACCCATTAAAGCAAATATGTACTGGGCTATTTGAGATAAATGAAAATCAGGTTTACGGAAGCGATAGTCAGAAAAACACCAAAACTATTTTTCGTTGGGAGGAGATGCCCGGCATTATAACGGATGAACTATTATTAAAGAATAAGAATATTAAGTCTCTTATAAACGACGGCATTTTGAGATATCACAAACCGGGAAAAATGAGCGCACGAGAGTTTTTGCAATTCTTCGGAACTGATGTATGTCGCTCGATTTATGAGGATGTGTGGCAATCTAGGTTAAT